TATCGAAAGTGATAAGGTATTAATACAAGACTTCAATATTATCGAAGAGATGTCTACCTTTATTAGAAAAGGTCAAAGTTGGCAAGCAGATGATGGTGCTAATGATGACTTAATGATGTGTTTAGTTATATTTGGTTGGTTATCTAATCAACCTTTCTTTAAAGAGATGACTGATACTAACGCAAGACAAATGTTATATGAAGAACAGCAACATTTAATTGAACAGGATATGGCGCCTTTTGGCTTTGTAGATGACGGAACACCAGACCATGAGAAGTCGGAAGTAGATGAATATGGTACAGTATGGCATCCAGTTGTACATAAGGGTAGCTAGTCAAGTTTTTACTTATTATAAATATCAGTAAGGTTGAAATTTGGATATGGGCATAAGAAAACTTATGAGTATTGAATATTTTAAAAGATTAATCTAATTAAAGGAGAGACCTAAATGGCATTTCAAGTATCACCAGGTGTTCTCGTACAGGAAAAAGACCTTACTAGAATTATACCAGCTGTTTCGACTTCTATCGGCGCTGTTGCTTTTCAAGCAACAAAAGGACCTTTAGACGAAGTAGTTAGTATTTCTAGCGAACAAGAATTAGTAAGTACATTCGGTAAACCTAACTCAACTACATTTGAGGGATTTTTTACCGCTTCTAACTTTCTAGCATATTCGAATTCGTTAAGAGTTGTCCGTGTACAGAATACATCTGTATCAAATGCTACCGAAAGCGGTAGTGCATTTGTAATAAAAAATACGACCGATTACCAAGACAATCACGCTGATGGTTCTGCTTCTGTAGGATTATGGGCAGCAAGAACAGCCGGTGCATGGGGAAACAATCTACAGATTGCTACTTGTCCATCTGCTACTGCTTATGAAGAACTAGCAAAAACAACTGTAAATGACGCCTCTACAACTGTAGGCGACACAGTAGTTACTGTTACTTCAGCTACAGGCATTACAGCAGGGGACATTGTTAACTTTGGTGACAACTACGAATACAGAGTTGTTAGTGTATCAACTAACGATTTAAATATTGTAAGAAAAGACGAACCACAATATTTCGGAACTTCCGATTCTTCAGGTTTACATGCGACTATCACAAATGGTGCAAATGTAAGAAGAAGATGGAAACATTACGATTTATTTGACAAAGCACCAGGTACATCACCATATGCATTAGCAAACGGTGGAGTAAATGATGAACTGCATATTGCAGTAATTGACGAAGATGGTGGAATTTCAGGAATCAAGGGCGAAGTTTTAGAAACTTTTGGCGGACTATCAAAAGCTTCTGACGCAAAAACAGCTCAAGGTGGAATAAACTACTATCCAGATGTTATTTACAATTCATCAAACTACATCTATTGGATGGACCATAATGCTTCAGGTTCAAACTGGGGTAACACAGCCTCAGGAACTACATTTACATCTGTTACAACTATAAGTGATGTTTCACTACAAGCAGGTGCTGACGGTTCAGTAGCTACAGTAGGTCAGAAACTAACTGCTTACGAAAAGTTTGCAGACGCTGATACAGTTGATGTTGGTCTAATCATGGCCGCTGACGGTGACGCTACACATATCGACAACTTAATTACGATTGCTGAAAATAGAAAAGACGCAGTTGTATTTGCTTCTCCAGAAAGAAGTGATGTTGTAGGTATATCAAACGCAAACACACAAAAAGATAATGTTGTAGGATTCTTTAATGGAATTCGTTCATCATCTTATGTATTGTTTGATAGTGGTTACAAATACTGTTACGACAGATATAATGATGTTTACAGATATGTACCTTTAAACGGTGATATTGCAGGTTTAAGTGCTAGAACTGACCTTGTTGCAGACGCCTGGTATTCACCAGCGGGTCTTAACAGAGGTATTGTTAGAGGCGCAGTAAAACTTGCTTTCAATCCACAAAAATCTCATAGAGATGAATTATACAGAGCTAGAGTAAATCCTGTGGCAACATTCCCAGGACAAGGAACTGTATTATTCGGAGATAAAACTGGATTATCAGCACCTTCAGCATTTGATAGAATCAATGTTCGAAGACTGTTTATCGTTTTAGAGAAGGCAATAGCAACTGCTTCTAAATTCCAACTATTTGAATTCAATGATGAATTTACTAGAGCGAACTTTAGAAACATTGTAGAACCTTTCCTAAGAGAAGTACAAGGTAGACGAGGTATCACAGACTTTTTAGTAGTATGTGATGAAACCAATAACACAGGTGAAGTAGTTGATAGAAATGAATTCATAGCAGAGATTTTTGTAAAACCTGCTAGAAGCATTAACTTCATTACTTTACAATTTATAGCAACAAGAACCGGCGTTTCGTTTGACGAAGTAGCAGGTTAGTAGAGGAGAAATAAAAAATGGCAAACATTAATGACTTCAAAGCTAAACTTGCTGGCGGTGGCGCTAGAAGTAATCAGTTTAAGGTAACAATGCCTTTTCCAGGTTACGCACAAGTTGGTGGCGAAATAGAAGACTTAGCTTTTTTATGTAGAAGTACAACAATACCTGCTATGAATGTTGGCGTAGTCAATGTTCCTTTCAGAGGAAGACAAATCAAAATTGCTGGAGACAGAACTTTTGATGAATGGTCTATCACGGTTCTTAACGATACGAACTTTAAGTTAAGAAACGCTTTTGAAAGATGGCAGAACGGTATCAACAACATGACTGACAATGAGGGTTTAACTAATCCTGTTGACTATCAAGTTGACTGTTTTGTTGACCACTTAGACAGAAATGGAAATACAATCAAATCTTATACATTAAGAGGATTGTTTCCAACTGCTATAAGTGCAATTGATTTGAACTATGATGAGGCGGCTGCTGTTGAAGAATTTACAGCAACCTTTAATTATCAATACTTTGAGAGTAATACTACTACTTAAAAACTAGTATAAATATTACTAACAAAGAATAAAGGAAAAAATATTATGGCTGAATTATTTGGATTTTCGATATCAAGACTGAAAAAACAGTCGGATCCAAAGCAAAGCTTTACTACAGCTCCAGCGGATGATGGTACACAAACCATCGCCGCTGGTGGCTATTTTGGACAATACCTCGACCAAGAGGGAAATTCAAAAACTGAAGCTGACCTTATCCGAAGATATAGAGAAATCTCATTACACCCAGAGTGCGACTTAGCGATAGAAGATATCGTTAATGAAGCTATTGTGGCGAATGAAAACAAAGAAGCAGTAAGAGTGAATGTTGAAAATTTACCTTATGGCAAAGATGTGAGAAGAAAAATTGAAGATGAATTTAAAGAAGTGTTACGACTTTTATGCAGTTTAACACTAAAGGACATGACATCTTTAGAAGATGGTATATTGATGGTAGAATCTTTTATCAAAAAGTAATTGATAGAAACTCTACTACAAGAGGTATTACAGAATTAAAATACCTTGACCCACGAAAAATTAAAAGAATTAGAGAAGTAAGAAAGAAAAGACCTGAAGGAGTTACAGGTCCTAATATGCTTACTGTAGTTGACGAGTTTGTTGAATATTATCTATTCAATGAAAAAGGTGTAGTCAACTCTACTTCAGGTGGCATTAAGATTGCACCAGACACAATTGCTTATTGTCCGTCTGGATTAATTGACCAAAATAAAAATATGGTCTTATCTTATATGCAAAAGGCGGTTAAGCCTGTCAATCAATTAAGAATGATTGAAGACGCTGCTGTTATTTACAGAATCGCAAGAGCGCCTGAGAGAAGAATATTCAAAATTGATGTAGGTAATTTACCTAAAGTCAAGGCTGAACAATACCTAAGAGATGTTATGGCAAGGTATAGAAATAAACTTGTTTATGACGCTTCTACTGGAGAAGTTAGAGATGACAGAAACTATATGTCTATGTTGGAAGATTTCTGGTTACCTAGTAGAGAAGGTGGTAGAGGTACCGATATTACAACTTTACCTGGAGGTCAAAATCTAGGTGAGATTACAGATATCGAATACTTTAGAAGTAAATTATATCGTTCATTAAATGTACCTGTAAGTAGATTAGAGTCAAACGCTGGCTTTAATATGGGAAGAGCTAGTGAAATTACTAGAGATGAATTGAAGTTTACTAAATTTGTTCAAAGATTAAGAAAGAAGTTTACGGAATTATTTAATGATATTTTAAGAACACAATTAATTCTTAAAGGTATTATTAATGAAGAAGATTGGCAGAGTGTAAGAGATAGTATCACATATGATTTCTTGCAAGACGGCCACTTTGCTGAATTAAAAAACACCGAGATAATGAGAGAGCGATTACAGTTAGCAAATGAAATGCGTGATTACATTGGTAAATTTTATTCAGTAGAATATGTGAGAAAAAACATTCTGAAACAAAACGAAAGAGAAATGGAAGATATCGACAATCAAATCAAATCTGAAATTGATGACGGTATTATTTCTGCTCCAACTAGTGATGTTACAGATACAACTTTATAGGAGATAGATAATGTCAGAGAATACAAAAGCATTTATTGACAATTTAGAAGCTGGTAACAATGCAGACGCCGGCGAAGCATTTAAAAGTGCATTAAGAGATAAAATGGGTGACGCTTTAGACGCTAAAAGACAAGAGTTAGCTGCTACTTTATTTAATGGAACAAAAGAAGCAGAGTCATTTAGTGACCCTAAACCAGAAGTTGCAACACCTGGCACATTTGCTCAGGATGGTTCAGTAGTAACGCCTGGTCAACCAGAATTAGATGGTAAAGCAGAGTTAGAGATTGCGGATAATGGCGAAACTCAAGCTCAGTAATATTGTTGAAAGAGAATTATATATTGATTCGGATTCTTTTAAATCTCTAAGTCCTAAAGTAAGGGCTGCCGTAAAAGATATTTACGAGAGAATAGAAAAAGAAACTGGAGATATTATAAAAGTGTTTGAAGGTACCGTAAATAAGGCTGCCGAGTTTCATAATATTAATACTAAGATTCTTTACGATTATTTCGATAAAGAATTAGAAGAACAATTAGGAGAATAAAAATGGCAACAGTTATAGTTAAGGGCGAATTTATTAACAACCCGAATGCTAACAACATTGGTTTAGCTCATTTTGTTCATTGTG